AAAACTTCTTTTTCTTACTGCTTTAGCAGATAGATGCTTTATTAATTCTACATCTCTTTTTAATTTTCCATATTCTTCGCCACCAAATTCTTTCTCATCTACTGGCTCAACCCAATCAAAAACTTCATCTAGTACTTTAACCAGTTTTATAGCTGTTCTACTTTGCAATATTGTTTCATCTAAATACATTATATCTCCTTTCTTATATTTATTCTTTCATATTCAATTAAACTATTTACTGTCTTTCTAAGTACTGCATAAATTATTTCATATCTGCTTTCTGGAGTTAATGCTTTACTAAATCCATAACCATCTTCAGGGTCATCCATTACATAATCCATTAATCTCGTTAAAGCACATATCACATCGTTTATTGTTTCATATTCTTCTTCTCTGCAAGCATAACCTATCCACCAATTACATAAATCTTTTTGAAATGATTGTTTTGTTGGCATAGTATGTTTTGGGTATGAACATATTTCTCTATCTTTAGTTGTTTTATCAGACATTTTTATCTCCTTGTTATTTTATTAAATTTATATAAAGGGAAGGAGGAAGATGATTCTACTCCCTCCCCTTTTGCCATGCGTTTTGCAATCAATTGTTGTATTGTGTTGTGGGTTTATTACTTTTAACCTCTATCTCTTGACATACTATGTATGCAGCTTGAGCATAATTGTTATCAGTAATATCTAGTAGTGATTGTAAATACGCATCTATTTCTTCTTGCATATGGAACGCTCCTTTTATTTAGTATATAAATGTTTAGGAAGGTAGCTAGCCTCGGATTCTAAAAGACTAACTACCCACCCAATAGGCAGTATTATTCTGAACCAATACATTTAAGACATTGTTAACTATCTATGTCACCTTATATTCAGGCAAACATAGAGGACAAGGTTCTATTTTTAGTTCAAATGAATCTGTATCTATTATTATATCATCACCACCACAATAAGTACAATCAGGGTTAGATGATACAGTTTTATCGTTTTTCATACTTTACCTCTGTTATTTTAAATTAATGGGAGTCTCAAACAGGGTAAAAGGAGACATAAATGCTAAGGCAGCGTGATATGTCTATTAGCTAATAGCTAAGCTAGACCCTCGTAAGACCTTACGGTATCTTCTCTCGACTCCCAAATGAAAGCGAATAAGATAACTACACGTCTCCATTGAGACACCTCCTCTCCTAGTTCCTCGTTATCTTACTCTCGTGACTAACACACAAAATACCTTTCAAGATGCCTGTAGGTTTGGATAGGAGAATAAATAATTGCCATTACTTATTCCTTTTACATCATCACTAGGTTTTACGCTAGGCCCCAACCAATGGGTTTTTGTTATGTTGTGTATATAGCCAAGTTTAATTCTAAATTTGTAGCACGTCGAGTGGCAGGAAGAATTATGCTCCCTTGCAATATGCCTTTAAGTTGCCTTATAGTGCTATCAACAACTCTTGCCACCCAATTCTAATTGTTATAGAGCTATGAAATAAATATAGTTAATTACCTTGCAAGAAAGTATTACTATACATATTACACAGGCTATAAATATTACGTGTAAAATGATATCAGTATAGAGCTTATACAATGATTTAAATTCTTTAATGAACATAGAAATCTCCTTTAATTGTTTAGGTGCTGTTTATTTATATAATGTGTGTCTGTTTTATAGTAATGGAACGTAGCAAAGCATAGCTACCTGCGAAGATAACTATGCCTTGAACGTTGCCGATAACTAGACGAAAGCGTGTGTGCTAGAGCCAAGAGTTGCTTGTTGCTCAGCTGTAAGGCTATCAAATTCTTGCTGATTGATAAGCTCAAAGGACATTTGCTCAGTATCATATTTGAAATAAGCTATGTCGCCATATTCCTGTCTATGTAAATCAGCTATGTCTTTGGGATAAGCTTTGCCTTGTTCATCGCTCAGCCATTTGGTAATCTGAGGAGCGTTCTTGTTCTTTTCAGCATTGGGCATTCTGACGCTGATGTTCGAAGTATGTGTTTCTCCGTTCAGCTTGAATGTGCAAGAGTAGCTAGGTGTTGTAGTATAAGCATAGCAAGACTCAGTGCCATTGTTCCACGTGATAAGTTTGAAGTAGCATTTGAATATTTGAATGTTCGTTTCCATTTTTTTTCGTCCTATTTGAATTGAAAAATAACCTAATTCTGCATATAGAAAAAGATTTTCATAGCGTCCCCCTTACAATTATAGGGTATACACTAAAATCCTACAATTTTTGAAAGTTAACCTTTTTTTCTTGCATTTGGAATTAAGCTACAGTAAGTTATTTACGGAACATGTTAGAAATTTTATAATATATCAGCCTTTAAGTACACGTGCAAATCGTTCTGCTTTAAGGTTCAGAAGTTGGGTTGCTCTCCAAATAGGATAAAGAGTTTGTCCCCAATAGTTCCACAAAGTGTTTTAATATAAGCTTAGGTATGGGTCCTAGAGTACTGGCCTTAGTGAAATTTAAAATTAAAGTTTTTAGACACAGGGGGAGGAGTCTATCTAAATGAAAGTTATGATGCACGTTGACAGTCAACATTGCGTACTCACTGATTTGCATGTAGCTTTTATTTAGGTAGTTCACAAATTTATTTGGGAATTTGTTCACAATTAATTATATTTAATCATGGCTAATAAAAAGAAATCAGATAAAGAAAAAAAAGCTTCTGACGATAAACTTTATATATATAAACTTGAAATTGCCTATAATGAAGATAATGGTGTTATTGAGTATATATCAGAGTCTATAGTAAAAGATTCAAACGCTGGACCTATAGATACTAACTTTGATTATATAGAAGAATATTGGGATGAAGAAACTTTAAAACTATTTGATTGTTTATACGAAGTTGCTGAATCATGAGAAAATATAAAGTAAAAAATATAAAACATATAGTCTATGATACTATAGAAGAAGTACATCCTGACATTAAAGTTTTAGATAATTGGCGTAAAGCTAATGTAGGAGATTGGGTATTAGCTGATGATGAATGCATTATTCAAATACTTAGAAAAGGTAGTATGCTTAGAAAGAATGGTGAGCAATTATATGTAGGAACATGCACAGGTACATTTCCTGTATCTGATAATATTAAAATGGATACGAGTAAAAGAATTAATATCTATTCTTTTAGTGGAAATGCTACTCCTGAACAAGCTGTAGAAAATAGAAGAGATATGACTGCTAATGAAGAATTGTTTGTTCAATATATATCTCAAGGTTTATCTCCAGAAGATGCTTATGTTAAAGCCTTTCCTACAAATAATAAAAGATATGCTAGAATGAAAGCTGTAAATTTAATTAAAACAGAGAGGGTAAAAACTGCTGTGAAAGAAGAACTAAAACCTATATTACAAGAACTTGATATTGACGAAAAGTTTGTATTAGAAAATATTAAAATAGTAGCTCAAACTAGTGAGAAAGATGATACTAGATTAAAAGCTTTATTTAAATTATCTGATATTATGGACCTTGAAGATAAAACATCTGCTAAAGTACAACAAGTAACAGGTATTGCATTTCAAGGACTAACAGATAAAATGATTGAAGAAGCCGAAAGGCCTAAAGAAATTGAGTCAGAATAATTGTTTAGATTGTGCTCTTTATAAAAATAATTTATGCAATTGGTGGGATGCTCCTAAAAAAGTTCCTGACAATATAATTAATAAAGGTTGTAAATTTTGGAGAGATGATTATATGCAATTAATAATAGATAGATTTGATGGTGAAATAGTTATAAGGAGATATAATGTCTTTAGTAAAAAATATAAATAGAAGAAAGAAAAAAGGTATTAGTCGTTCTAAAAAGAATACAACTATATCTAAAAAAGCTTATGCTAATATGAAGCAAGGCTGGAAAAAAAGTAAAAAGAAAAAAAAGTAGGAGGTGATTATGCCAAAAGTTGGAGGTAAAAAGTTTTCTTACACAAAAAAAGGTAAAGCTGCTGCTAAGAAGTATGCTAAAAGAACTGGTAAGAAAATGACTAAAAAAAATAAAAGCACTAAAAAGAAATACTAGTGGCTAACGTCAATTTTCATAATGTATCTAAGGAGGAGGAAGCTTTATTATTAGCAAGTAAAGATTTAATTGCATTTGGTAAACTATTTCTTCAAGACGATTTTATGCGTTCTGAAACTCCTCCATTTCATTATGAGATTGCCGATACTATTACAGATAAAGAAAAAAGACAAACAGCTATTATATTGCCTAGGGGTCATGGCAAGACTGTGTTAACTAAATGTGATATATTGCAATCTTTTTGTTTTGCAAAAGAGCCTTTATTCTATGGTTGGGTGTCTGCAACTGCTAAACTTGCGACAGGAAATATGGATTATATAAAATATCATTTGGAGTTTAATGAAAGAATTTTGTATTATTTCGGTAGTCTTAAAGGCACAAAATGGACAGAAACAGATGTTGAAACTAAAAACAATTGTAAGCTGATTTCCAAGTCTAATATTTCAGGAATAAGAGGCGGTGCTAAACTACATAAAAGATATGATTTAATAATACTGGATGATTTTGAAGATGAAAACAACACAATTACCCCTGAAGCGAGAGCTAAGAACAGTAACCTTATTACTGCGGTGGTTTTCCCAGCTCTTGAGCCTGGTACTGGCAGGCTTCGTATTAACGGTACACCTGTGCATTATGATAGTTTCATCAATAATCTCATCGTCAACTATGAAAAATCTGTTAAAGAGAGCAAAGAATTTTCTTGGGATGTAGTCCTTAAAAAAGCAATATTATCAGACGGAACTATGTTATGGAATAGTTGGTTTGGTCAAAAAGAAATGGAAAGAAAGAAAAAGTTTTATGCTGATTCTGGACAGCCATATAAATTTTACCAAGAATATATGATGGAAGTTCAAAGTGCTGATGATTCAATATTTACAAGAAATCATATAAAATACTGGGAAGGCTCATTCAGTTATGAAGAAGAATCAGATTTATGTTTTGTAAACATAGATGGAGAATTAAAGCCTATAAATGTTTTTGTTGGAGTCGACCCAGCGACAGATAGTCAAAGAAGAGATGCTGACTATAGTGTATTACTTGCAATTGGGGTGGATGCAGATAATAACATATATGTTTTAGACTATCTGAGAAAAAGAGGTATACCTGTTTTAGGAATACCAGGAGAGAGGAATAAAGGCATAGTAGATTACATGTTTGATTATTCTTCAATATACCATCCCAGTTTATTTGTAGTAGAAGATACGACAATGTCTAAACCTGTATTTCAGGCTCTTAGAGCAGAAACTAGAAGGAGAAACGATTTTAGTGTTAGATTTAAAGAAGAAAAACCTGGAACTCGAATGAGTAAAAGAGATAGAATACAAGAGATACTAGCACAAAGATTTGCAATAGGTCAGATACATCTTAAAAAAGAGCAGTATGACTTAGAGCACGAAATAATAACCTTCGGCCCTCGTATGGGACATGATGATGCAATAGATGCTTTAGCTTATGCATGTAAGTATGCTAATCCACCGATTGGAATCAAAGAAGAAAAGAAGGGAAGATTTTATAAAAAAAGACCTCAAGTTAAATCTTGGGTTATAGCTTAAAGGAGTAATTATGGCTAATCAAATAATGGAAAAAAATGGAAGTTATTTTTCAGTAAATCCTTATAGTAAAAATATGAGAGAATTAAAACCTGAAGAACTAAATGATTATTTATTAAATAAAAGACAATTAACACCAAATGATATGGAAAAAATATTAGGTAAACCTATTAATCAAATATCTAATCGTGAAATTGCAGCATTTATTACTGACAATTTTAAAACTACTAGTGGCTGGCCAAATAGTGAAGCACAACTAAATGATTCAGGTGAAGTTAATATAGATTATAGCAATCCTAATCAATCTTTATATCAAAAAGCAATGGTAAATTTAGCTTCTGAAAGAGGAGCTGTTAGTGGTATGAAAGGTATTGATGGTAGCAGAGGTTTGGATTTTGCTAGAACAATAGAGCTTCCTTCAAGTACAGATATAGATGCAAGTTCAATAACAGATGACGAGTATTTTCAAACAAGCTCAGATGTTCAAACAAGCCCATATTCAGAATCTATAAATGACTTTCAAGCTTTTACAGCAGACCAAGCTTTAAAAACTCAACAAATTGCTGACAATTTTGAAAAATATAATTCTAATTCAACCTTTGATGCTGAATCATCTGTAAATCTTTTAAAGGATTTAAATCATGAATTTGCAAGTATTGATAGTAGTTATTTAGAAAAACTACATGATGCTTCAAAAAGTAATTTAAATTTTACAGGATTAAATAGTGGTAACGCTGTTATTGAGGCAGTAAAGGATATGGCTAACAATGATAGACCTTTAGGAGAATCTCTTTATGATGAATCTTTAGAAATATTAGATAATATTGTTATGACTAATTTAAAACAAATGAAAAGAGTTGGAGATATATTTGGTGAAAGTGTAGGATATAGAAGAGTTGTAAAACCTACAATAGAAATGGTTAGTAAATTTGGAGAAACTGTAGGCAACGCTATCGAGATGGGTGCTGAAAAATTAGCTTCTAAGATGGCTGCTCAAGACCCTGTAACAAATCAACTTCCTCCTTTACATTTAACTGATGAAGAGTTTAAACAACAGTATATGAATGAAGGATTTGAAGAAACATTTCAAAATACATATGGTGGTATGCCTGAATTAGAAAAATTAGAAAAATAGTGAGTAAATCAATTATAACAACAAAAGATTTAAGTGTTAAAGATAATAGTTCGTTATCTACAGGAAATGTTAGAAGAAAATATTCTAAA